GACTCTCATTCACGCGATAGCTATATCGTCGCAACTGGTACCACACAAGTTTGTGATTCCGAAAACGAAAACTATTCGTCTATTACGGCAATCTCAATTCCGGCTGCGAGTGGTGGGAGCATAACCAGCACTTCAGCGCTGACATTTGGCGAGACTGCGCTCCTGACACAAATTCAGAGCCTGAATGCGAGCGCTGCACTAGCTTTCACAGAAAACGCAGACCTTGCGACCGCTACAAATGCCATAACAGCCAGCTCAGGGCTGACGTTTGGCGAATCTGCAAACCTTGATCAGATTGTTAGTCTCGGCGCTACCTCCCCTTTCAGCTTTTCAGAAACTGCGCTACTCGACCAGATAGCAATACTGACCTCAACATCTACGCTCAGTTTTTCGGAAACCGCGTTACTTAATCAGCTGTCGAGCTTGGTGGCCAGTTCGGGGCTGACGTTTGGCGAAAGCCCTAACTTGGAGCAGATTGTAAGCCTGGCGGCGCAGGCAGCTCTAAATTTCACAGAAAACGCCGATCTTATTGTCCCTGGACAAAACGATATTCTGGCCGCGTCGGGCTTAACATTTGGTGAAAACGCTGATCTGACAGTTGTTGCCAACAATATTGCCGCGCTTTCAGCGCTCACATTTGGCGAAAGCGCCGACCTGACCCAACTGATGGCGCTGGCTGCAACGTCTACACTGCGTTTTAATGAATTTGCAAATTTAGGTCCAGAGCCAATTTCTACACGTGTATATGGTGGCGGTTCGGCAGTGAGCCCAGCACCTAAAATCATGCTTCCACCCCGCCCGAATGCACCGGACACTGTACAAACCCAGGAGAATGAGCTTATATTTACCCTTAGCGCTGTAATGGCGTACCTTGATGAATTCAACTGAGGCGTAACACTATGAAAATGAAGGGCTACGGCGGTATGAAACACTCGAATACGGGTAAGGCTATCGGTGACAAAGGCCAGAAAGCGCGCGGCAATAAACGCACCCGGCAGGTAGCCGACCGCTACAAGTGAGTGACGCGTTAAACCTGCGCCGCCACGACCCGGAAGTGGTAGCGCAGGACATACGCCGGGTATTGGCTGATCCGGTTTTGAGTAGTGCACTGGATCGGTACGAGCAGGCGCTAGTCGATGAAATCGCACTGGGTAAGTTCGACGGCACACCGGAGTTTGAGGCGATAGAGCGCGAGCTGTGCCGAACACTTAGAACCGTGCGCAGTTTCCGGTATGGATTGAACAAAATACCCCAGCTCGATGAACTGAGAGCGGCGGGATTTAAACCACAAAAAGCAGAAGCAGAGGAATCTGACTGATGGCATTTAACCCTTTACAGCAGAAAATGGCAGACGCCGGGCAAACCGCAGTGTCACGCGGCGTAACTGCTCAGGAAGCTACCTCACAGATTGCCGCGCTTTTAGACGATGAGGGCCGAAGCCCGGGCCACGTAGATCGAGTGGAAGGCGACGAATCAAACAGAGAAAACGAGCAAGATTCTCAAAACCTTGACGAAAATCAAGATTTTGAGAATCCTGACTTACAGGAGGATGCCAACGATATCGGCGACACGGGAAACGACGACACCGAAGGCGATATCGAAGGCGACGCGACCGACGATACAGGCGATGACGAAAGCGCCGACACTGACGAGCAAGACAGCGGAGCGATTGAAAATCTAGCAGACTTAGCGGAAGCGCTGGAAATGGCCCCAGATGATCTAATGGCCCATTTAAAGCACACCGTTAAAGCCGCAGGCGAAGACCGCACGGTGACACTTGCAGACTTGGTGGAGGGGTACCAACTTAAAGCCGATTACGACCGCGATAAAACAGCGTTAGCGGAAACGCAGCGCCGTTTTCAAGCCGAGCAGCAGCAACGTGTAGACGACTACCAGCAGCACGCTCAAATACTCTCGCAGCAATTCAATCTGGTGGAAGCCCAACTTGCAGCCAAACTGCAAGACCCGCGCTTTGCGCAATTACGGGAAGACGATCCGGCAGAATGGAATGCTCAGGTACTTGAAGTGCAGCAGCAGGTAGCGCAACTGCGCGAAGCTCGGCAGCAAGCCGCACAGCAGTATGAAACGTTTCTGGCAAATGAACGCCAGGCTTTCATGCAGGCGGAAGGCGAAAAACTCAGAACGACGATCCCAGAATGGGGCGACGATAAACTGCGATCAGCTGTAGACACTATAAAATCGTTAGGATACGACGATTCCGAAGTGGTGAACGTAGTTGATTCACGTTTGATTCAAGGCGCGCTTGAATTGGCGTCGCTTCGAGCTGAAAACAGTGCGCTAAAAGCGCGTATTGATAAAGGTGAAAAAGCGGCAGCTAAAATCAAAAAGACGATACCGAAGGGCATCAAACCTGGCCCCAGCATGAAACGCAAAGGCCCGGGCGTAGACCGTAGTAAAGTGTCGAAACTGAAGCACCAACTGAGTAAAAGCAATTCCGTAGACGACGCGGCGAAAGTAATTGAATCTTTAATGAATTAGGGGCACTTCGCCATGACACAATCAGCAAACACTCTTGATCGTTTTGACCTGGGCACTAACGTACGCGAGGATTTGAGCGACGTTATTTACAACATTTCACCCACAGAAGTACCAGGGCAGTCCAATTTTGGGCGCGGTACTTCACAGCAAACTTACAAGGAATGGCAAGCCGATGCGCTGGCTACTGCTGCGGATAACAAAGCGGTAGATGGTGATGAGTTTTCTGGACTTGCGCTCAACAAAGCGGAACGGCTGGGGAATTATCATCAGATCGGCAGGAAAGACATCGTGGTGTCTCGCCGGGCCAACATTGTCAACAAAGCCGGGCGCAAGTCCGAAATCGCCTACCAGATTGCCAAACAGGGCAAAGCCCTGCGCCGTGATGTGGAAGTCGGGCTAACAATGCGCAAACCTGCGGCAGTGGGTAACGCTACAACTGCTATGGAATCCGCAGGGCTGGCAACCTTTATTCGCACCAATATATCGCGCGGAGCAACGGGCTCAGCCCCTACGCTCTCAGGTGGTACAGAAGGCTATCCGAACGCCAACGGCACCGCAGGCACGGCTCAGGCGCTCACAGAGTCGGACATTCTCACCGTGGTACGGCTGTGCTATGAATCCGGCGGCAATCCAAACATGATCATGCTGCCCCCGTCTTCAAAGCAGGGGCTGTCTAATTTCCTGTTTGGTACCAGTTCAAACCGGGTAGCAACCCAATATCAGGATCAGGGAGCGAACCCCCGGGGTGGTATTACCGTGGTGGGCGCTGTGGACGTGTACGTTACGGATTTTTCAATCCTCGATATTGTGCCGAACCGCTTCTCCCCCTCTGGCGCTACGGCGACCGAGGTATTTATTCTCGATACCGAGTACTGGGAGATCAGCTACCTCGACGGGTACAAAACTGAAACTATCGCCAAGATTGGCGACCATGAGCGGCGTATGCTGCTAGTTGACTGGTCGCTGTGCGGTCTCAATGAAGCATCCAGCGGCATTGTCGCCGATGTGAACGATACCGCCGCAGTCGCTGCATAATCTTGCGATGCAACTCAACGCCCGGGGCGCACTGCCCCGGGCTCTATCGCGCAAGGTAACGCCATGACAATAAACGTAAGAATCAAACAATTCCCCCCCGAACATAAAGACGGTGCACCGCGCCCGGCTACCTATAAAGTGTTTCTACGCTCGGGCGCTGAAATGCGCGAGGGTTGCCGACCGTTGGAGCCCGGCGAAGTGGTTGCGCTAGACGATGATGAAGCCCGGGCGCTGTTGCAGCACCTCCCTTTTGAGCTGGAGGTGACCATGGATCCGCCTACGCGCCCCTTATTTTTCAGGAATTCCGACGAGGCGCAGCTCACCTCCCAGTTTTACAACCCTGCGACAGCGGGGCGTGCTGAGCAGGCTAAGGCGGCCATGAAGCAGGCTATGGAAGACGCCAACGCACCCGAAAACCAAAAGCGCATTGAGGAAATAAACGCGTTAGAGGCGCGCGAAGCTGCTATACGCCAGAAAGAGATCGAACTGGGGCTGCGCCCCGATCCTGACGCACTGGAGAAAAGCCTGGATGCGGAACTGGAAACTGAAGGCATAACCGCTGCTGACAATGTAATGCCTCCGGCAGAGCTGGAAGCGTTGAAAAACGCGGAACTGCACCGGAATAGTGAAACAGAGGTGGAAACCGCTCCCCCCGTACGCCGCCGCCGCCGGAGTAAGAGTGCGGCATGAGTAATTTCCACCATACAGATATGGGCCACAACGGGGCTGTGCGTAATGTGGTCAGCGTCAGTGACGAGGGAGAGATTGTAGCGCGCGACATTCAAACCCCCGCTGAGCTGGACCGCATAAAAGATAGCTGCGCCCAGGCGCGTAATGAGTACGATATAACCGGACAGCGGACCGCTTACGGCTACATTGCCGCGCGCGTGCCCATAGTGATATGGCAGAACTGGCGCCGGGAGTGGCAGCAAAAATATCGCAACGATTGGACCTGGCAGACCTTTGAAGTCATGAAGCTCAACAGCCGGGATTTCAGCTATCTGCGTACAACCGACTGTAAAATCGGCACGCCTCACAATGTACGCACGGCGACGGGGGTATGAATGACAACGCGCGCCGAACTCATGGCGGACCTGGACAGTTGGCTAACCCGTAGTGATCTGACATCCAGCGCCGACGCTGACACCATGCTGCGCATAGCCCAGGCGACCATTAATCGTCGGGTACGTGTCAGAGATCAGGAAAAAACAACGCAACTCACTGCAACATCCCGAACAACAGCGCTACCGTCTGATTTTCTTTCCCTACGATCCCTCTCGCTTGATTCTGCGCTAGACCGAAACGTTGAATTTTTGACGCCCGAGCGCATACGGGAGGCGCCTATCTGGAACAATCAGGGCGGGGGGCTGACCGACAATACTGCACTGGCGTTTTCTATTGAAGGGTTAAATATTGTATTGGCTCCCGCCCCTACTGCGACCGCTCCCGTAACCCTCGATATTGTGTACTTTTCTAAGTTTGCAGATCTGGTAAACGATACAGACACAAACTGGCTGTTAACAAACGCCTACGATGTATACCTGTGGGCGATACTCATGGCGGCGGGGGTATATCTGGAGGATGAAAACCTAGAAGCGAAATTTGAAAATCGCATGGAAAAAGCTATGGAGGAACTGCGAGTCAGTGAACGGCGCGCGCGGTTCAATGGTGCGGCGCTGATTTCAACAGGTAGCCCGAGGCGTATCGTATGACGCTCGCGGCCACTCAGATACCTGTAGGTGAATGGCTGCCGGACCTCCCACCATTGAACAATCCCGGCGCAATCGAAGCGAAAAACTGCATACCCCAGGAGGTAAGTTATCGTAGTTTGAATAGTTTACAGGCGTTTACTAACGCGCTGAATTCCGCCGCATTGGGGGCGATATGGCTGCAAGCTAACGACAACACCATTTTTAACTTTGCCGGGGATGTGTCAAAACTCTACAGACTGGACAGCGGCACGACCTGGGCAGACGTGAGCAAAGCGGGCGGGTATAGCGCTGTCGTAAACTGGGAGTTTACAAAATTCGGTGAGCGCGTAGTAGCTGTCGCCGATGGGGAAAACTGCCAGTATTACGATGTAGGCGTTAGCAGTTTGTTTGCCGATTTGCCGGGCTCGCCCCCAGTAGCCGCCCGAGTGGGCGTGATACGTGATTTTATTGTGCTAGGGGATTTACAAGCCTACGGCCCCAACTTCATAGCATGGGGCGGTTTCAACAGCTCCGAACTGTGGACGCCCAGCCGCGCAACTCAGAGCGACCGGCAAGAGCTTTTCGGACGGGGTGGACGTGTGCAACGCATTGTGCCCGGGCAGTACGGCGTTATCTTTCAAGAGCA